CATAAATTTCCCTACGACAGCATCCTTCAGAACACGGAGCATGAGATTGTTGCCCGAAACATCATGGTTATTTTGGCAAGAACCGGGAATACTTTTCGGAGTCTTTCGTGGGAAGAATATGAACTGGAAAGAATGAAAGACGGCGGGTTTTCTGGCGTGGAATTTTCATTTTTCGAAAAAGTTGTGGGATATTGCTCAAGCGAATTTGAGGCCAGAGGATTTTGCAGTAATTGGTATTAAATAAAATATATGGTTTATGGGAGATAAAAAATGAGAATTGTTATTACAAACAATCAAGGGCAAGAAAAAGTCATTGGGGATACAAAAAATTTTCCAATCCCAAGAGTTGGTGAAAATATTAGCGTTAGCTCGCTGTCTCCTAAAGTTACGGCCATACTGCACGATTATCAAACGATGATTGTTCTTATCATTGTTGATGGGCCAATTTTATAGTATGGCTAAATGCCTTTCTTGTGGCCGCAGATTAACAAGCGAAGAATCCCTTGCCTGTGGGATCGGTTCTGAGTGTCGTAACAAAGCGCGCAAGGCAGGAACTTTGAGTAAACGAGGTAACAGTTGGAGACGCCGGGTTGAGCGAACCATCGGGTTTACGCTGGGGGAATTTCAGATAGGTAACACAATCTATAAAACAATTGACCGAGAAAAAACTCTCTGGTCAGACGGTAAGCATGAATACGACGCTCAAATTCTACACGATTGGCTTTGGAAAGAATCGCAAATTATTGATGAGTGGGATGTAACAGATAAAATGTTTGTCTTATTGCAAAGTGGAAAATCCATCGAAGAAATTATGAGAATTGCTCTTGACAAAGTCGACGAACTATGATACACTAGGAGATAAAATAATGCCAGACACGGTAACAGACGCGGACGAAAGGATAACCCCCGAAGAAGTGGACGCGGAGGTAAACGATTTAGACAAGTTATTGTCCTGTAGATGCGCCAGGTGCGGAGAAAAAATATATTTGGATCATTGTGAGTTTGACGAAAGTTTTAATGCTGTTTGTAAGGATGGTTGTCGATGACCAATGAAAACATCATTTTATTTGCCAAAGACTTTCTCAGAAGTGAACCGACTGTAACTGAATGGTCTTTACAAAGATTTTTACTGGAGCGGGACGAAGTAGGAATTGCCCTGCCGTTGGATGAATTGCGAGCGGGATTAGATGAGGGATATAAAAACGGGGTTTTTGAAATTGTTGTTGCAACAGATGAAGTTGGGGTTTACCGGCTAGTTGGCGGCACAAAATAGGATACTTATATCGCTCCCGGAAATATTCACGTTGGATATCATAATCGCTTATGGATTCCATCTTTAGTTTTATCTGGGTTGGTTTCACTCTTACTATTTAAGAATAATTTTATCGGACTTGTTCTATTCAACCTATTTTTTATTATAAACTATGCTCTTGGGGAAAACTTTATTGGAAACGACCTTGACCTGATTTCCATAAATGGCGAAGATGGAAGAATGCTTGCCGTTGGAAAGAAAAACTTTTTTCTTGGTCTTATCGGTTTGTTTTTTATGCTTTGGTGGACAATTTATGCTTGGTTGATTTTATTCGTAGGTGGACACCGTAGCTGGGCATCACATGGCATTCTGATAGGAACTTTGGGGAGGATTCTCTGGTTCAACGTTCCTTTGGTTATTTTGTTGAACGGGATTTATGGCTTTGGCGTCACGCGTTGGGGATGGACGAGTAATTTTGGCTATGAGCTATTCTTAGATATCTGGATTCTGCCTTACCTGATTTCACAATTTCTGGCGTGGATTATAACGGATTTGACACATTTGTTACTTGACAGTTCGTGGGCTAAATTTCGTTTGTACACACCAAATACTACTGAGAAATAGGAGGAGCGACAAATAGAAGATGGCTTCTGGAATATATTGCATAGAAAATTTAGACAATAATAAAAAATATATTGGTTTTGCGACAAATCTAGAATCTAGGAAAACAGACCATATTTCAGCATTAAGAAGTAAAAGGCACGATAACCCGTATCTTCAGAATGTATGGAATAAGCATGGTGAAAAATCTTTCAAATTCTGGGTTATTGAAGAATATCCGAAAAATGAAGAAATTTTGAAATTAATGGAAATTTATTTTATTGCATATTATAATTCTTATCGTGGTGATGGCGGAGGCTATAATTTAACACGGGGCGGGGATGGAAGTTTTGGATATAAACACACAGAAGAATCTCTTGAGAAAATATCTAAAAATAGAATTTATAAAAGAGGAAAAGATCATCCTAATTACGGAAAATCTCCCAGCGAGGAATCAAGAAATAAGGCATCAAAATCAAGTAAGAACAATCCTGTTTTTAAGACGATAAACCTAGGGAAAAAAGCAAGTGAAGAAACAAGAAAAAAACAATCCGCGGCTAGACTTGGAAAACCAACAATAAAATCAAGGAAAAATTTTTCATCTCAGTATTATGGAGTATCTTGGTCTGAAAAAAATAAAAGATGGATTTGTTACAAAACAGAATGCTATAAGGTTAAGAATCTGGGTTCTTTTATTAACGAAATGGACGCGGCCAGAAGGTGGGATAGATACATAATTGAGAATTCTCTTGAAGAAGTATTTCCGTTGAATTTTCCAAAGAATTATGTTGGAAACAAGAAGCTTTTTTGTCCGTTTACCAAAAAATAAATTAAATGAGGTTAGAAAATGAATTTTCAAAAGTATAAAGGCATCTTGGAAGATTTTGGGAAAAAGAGGGAAATAGAATTTGAAGTTTTTTTAAAAGATTATTCTGAACGCAATCCTCCTCCGATAAACAAAAATGTTTATCCGTCTATCAAGTTTTGGTTGGCGTTGTTTTGCGGTATTTCTGCTGTGGGGGCATCTGGCTTGAGAGTTTATGATCGATTTTTTCAAGTGGCTCAAACATCTGGGGCCGGATTAACTATATCTACTTTAGAGGCAATGTTTGGTGTCGGGGCAATCAACATTGCAATTGTCGCGATGTCTTTTGCTGTGGCATACATAAAAAGAAGGATGTCCGATAAATCTCTTATGGCAGGGCTTATTACTGCGGTTGGGATAAGTCTTATTGCCGGACTAGGACAAAGTTTTGCTGGACTAGGGATGGCTCAAGTTATGGGGGGGTTTGACTGGGTGTTGGCGATTGCTCTCTCTGCTCTTACTGCTCTCGAATATTTAAGCGGAGATTTAATGGGTGTAGAATGGGTTTTGTTTGAAACAGAAAAGAAAAGTTCAAAAGAGTTATACGAAAAAGAAAAAAAGATTTGGTTAACTCATGCGAGAGCGAACATCGGGGCTTGGAAGTCTCAACTTGTTGCTTGGGCTAGTGAACAAGGGGTGAATATGGATGATGTAAGCGAACAAAATGAACTTGATGAACGATCTCCTCAAAGTAGAACGAGAGGTTCAAAAAATACAATTATCCACAACCAGCTTTTTGATGAAATTTATCGCTCTACAAATGAACTTCCTGGAGTGATTCAAACCGCCGAACTTTTAGCGACTAGGCTGGTTGAGGCTGGTAAACTTTCAGCCGAAGGAAAAGAGCAGTTCATACACGATAAAAAGGGTTCAATTTCAACAAGTCGTAAGCGTTGGATGTTAGAAAAAGGTTTAACAAAATAATAAAAAGTTCATTTTATCGACTGAACTTTGTTGAACTATTGAGAGAAAGGTGAAAAGCGTTCCGCAGGGAACGAATAATCAAACGGTTCACTTGAAAGGAGAACCATGAATAGACAGTCAGAAGGATTAATTCCAAAAATGAAGTGGAATCAAATAGTTCTTGTTATAACCATCATTCTTTGTATAGTTGGATTGGGTGTTGTTTCGGTTGTTTCCTTTTTTCAAACAGAAACAGCGTTCCGAGGATTAAATGATTCATCCATCGTCGGGCTTGGCCTTTTTATATCGATTGCGTTTGCCTTTGTTTTCCAGTATGGGCAAAACGCCGCCCTCTATATACGAAAAAAGTTTGCTACTGGAAAAAAGATTTTAACCCTTTTCACTTGGGACATAACCGATAGCACAATCTTGATGATTATCTTCTGGATTTTCGCGGCTGTGGATGCCTTGACAAACATTGTGTGGTTTTATCGCACAGTAGAAAATAATCCAGACCCCTTTTTGAATGTTGTTGTAAAAATTCTTGGCTATTCGGCCATGTTGCTTGCTGTGTTTGTTGAGGAAGTATTCGGGGTAGTTATGGATGCCCTTAGCCGCGCCATCAAGGAATTAAAAAGCATATTGGAGTGGGAGAAAAAGAATCATTCCGAAGACAATAATGTTGGAATAAAAATAAATACTCACCCTCAAAATTCAATGAAACGTCCAACCCCTTCTTATCCTTCGGTTCGCCAGCCTCAGCGGAACGCTCCCGCCGATAGGTTTAATAATTTGACTCGTCCTCAGTTGGCCCAGTCCTTTCGTCCTTCGAGCAATGGAGGAAAAAGCGACGAATCTCCATCTCGGTTTGAAGACGACTTGACTCGCGAATTTGATGAGTTTCAAACAGAATACTATTCTGAGCAAAGATTGAAGAAATAGATAAAAGAACGGTTTTATGTATTCTATAAATAGGAAAATTAATAGGAAAATTAAAATGAGAAAATCAAAACCAGAAGAAAAAGTTTTTATTGACGGTTATAACATGAGTTATATTTGTCAGAACTGTGGGAAAACTCTTATTCTTGCAATAAAAAAAGGCGCTCGCGCAGAAAATGTTTTAACTGGTAGTTGTGAGTATTGTGGATGTAACACAAATTTTAAAGTGGCATATTACCAAAATTAGGAATAGATTACATAAAAGAGCAGATTTATTAGGAGAGCAACCTAAAATTGCTCTCTTTTGCCTCTTGACAGGATTTGAGATTGGGTGTATACTTGTTTTTATGGAGATAGAAAATGAAAACAATCTATAAAATTGTAGAGATTTATTCGCACGATGGGTGGCATGATGACTATGACAAGGAAACAGTGGGATATTTTCCGCGAGGGTTTTGTCCCTCGGCGTCCGGCGAAAAGGGGTTTGTTTCTGGTGATTTTTCAAATCTTAAAGGAAAACACCTCGCTTATTTCTTTGGAGTAAAAGTTAAGAAAGTTTTTACTTTCAAAGGATTGTTTATCAAATGAATAAACCAACCGATGACCGCCCTCTTGTAGAAAAACTACGCCAATTGGCAAAGTGGTATAATCTTTCTAATCCTTATGTCCACAGAACTTTGCTAGAAGCGGCGGATGAGATTGAGTCGCTGCAGAAAGAACTATTTGATGTTGAGCAAGATATTCGCTCTGTTTTTGGCCCTAAATAAAAGTGTAGATTTATAGGATATTAAAATGAAATACGCAATAAGAATTTATTACGCCGATGGGGACACATTTAAAACAGAAGATAAAGAATCTGTTTTGGATGGCTATTGGGAAAACGAAAATATTATTCGGGAGAATTTGACGCGGATAAAAGAGCATTATATCTGGTATATTTCTAAAGATAACAGGCCGTATCGTGGGAGCATTAAACCAGAAAGACCATCTTGGCACACGAAAGATATTCCCGAACACTCTGTAAAATTGATATTAGACAATGGAAATGAATATATTTGTTCTGCTTTTTGGTGTGGATATTTTGCAAGTTTACAAGGTGCAAAAGCAGAAGTTTACACACCTGATGATTTACAATTCGAGTTATAAAATTGTCGATTTACGTGAGGTAAAAATGGATGTAACAATTGTTATGCCCTTCGGGGCAATGGGGGCAAGTGATGATGACGATATGCTCGACACCATTCTTCGTCAGATTGCCATGAAGTATGGAGACGAGGAACACAACTGGGTATCTAAATATGGAACAGATATTGAAAATGACATATTTATGATGCGTCCTTATTGTTGGTGTGAGAAAGAAGATTGCGGCTGGTGTGGAGAACAAAATCTGCCTAATTTTTGGTATAAACCAACCGATTTTAAAGTGTGGTGGTATAAATATATCGGAAGAGACCCGGAAACAAATCGCCAAATTGATGAAAGCGAATTGAAAAAGATTCTAGAAGATTGTATAAAATAAAAAATTTATGGAGAAAGAAATGAGAACAATTTTTAATATTTTGTGTATCTCTTGTTTTATTGTGTTCGGGATAAATCTGTTGATGGCGTTCGTGAATAAAGACATTTCTTTGATCTTGGCTTGGTTTTGCGCGGACTGTTGGGTATTTATCGCCGGAATAAAAGCTAACACTCAATAAAAGACTGATTTTATGAAAACCGAAATTCGCTTCAACAATGAAGAATGTACAGAAATGACCATTTATTTACCGAATGAGAATAGGACTTATTTTCTCTCGGTGAATAGATATGATGAAATTCTGCGCCGGATAAAATTTCCAAGAATAGATGAGCTTGAAAATGAAATTGTGTTGTTTTTGGAGAGACAAACGTGAATAAAATTTTTATCGTAACACAAGAGTATAAAACTATTTTAGACGATGGAACAAGCGATTGGGACATCGATTATCTTTCCGCTTGGACAACCAAGGAATTGGCGGAAACAGAAAAAACAAGATTGGAAAATAATCTCTACAAAAGAGTTGGCATCATGTCTGTTTCTATTTTTGGATAATAAAAGCATCTTTTTATTAGGAGAATAAAAATGTCTATCCGATTTAACGCCCAGTATTTTACCTTTAACAAACTTCAAGAAATTCACGATGATGTTTCAAATCCGAATCATTCCTATGTTCGTTTTAGCTTGTCGTCATCTCGCAAGCGGACGGACACCGGCGAACGCGAATATTCCGATTGGTTTGCCGTGGCTCGTGGAGTTGCTGTTCCTGTTATCAAGGGATTGGTGAAGGGCGACTTTATTTCTTGTAACGGGGCGGTAGAACGTGTTCCTTTCAAGTTACCAGATGGGACTAGGAAGTGGCCGGATGCTAGTCTTGTGATTTTTGAGGCGGCAAAGTATGTTCGACCAGATGAAAATATCATTCTTGAACCTGTTGCTCAATAAAACAGTTCTTTCGTGCAAGAGGCAAACCGTGAATAAAAAAATTAAAGAGATTTTATTGACTTCTTCTAATCCGAAAGTTCAAAACATCTTGAACAATTTCAATTTTGAATTGGTTCATAATGTTATGGTTAATACAAATTGGAAATGGGGTATTGGAAAAGACGCAAAGATTCCGTCCGTCGATGATTTGAAAGTTGAGGCAGTTAGCCTTCTCGAACGATGCTATGCGGAAAGAGTTGGAACAAGCACTGGCGGATTTGAGGTAGACTATAATGTTGGAAATGATTATGAGATTTTAACATTGAAGTTTGTTTTAGAAGAATGGTTTGAGCAATGGAGACAAAAATGTCAAAGAAATTTAAGTGCTTTGTTCTGGTAGGATGTTTAACATCTTTTGGAAACATCATGTTTGGTGTGAACTACCTTCTGCAAGGAAAAATTTCCGGGTTGGCTACTATTTTTATCGGAGCGCCTGGTGTTTTTATTTTAGGAAACTACATCGTTGATCTTTAATAAAAGGAAAATTTTATGAGTAGTCTCATTGTTGAAGTTTGTAAAATTGATGATATTGAAAAACATCCTAACGCTGACCGATTGAGTGTCGCCCAGGTGCGTGGTTGGAACTGCATAGTTGGTCTTGACCAATACGCCGTCGGGGATAAAGTTGTATTTATTCCGCCAGATTGTGTTATTCCTGATGTCTTGATTGAAAAATACAATCTTGAGTATCTCAAACACAACGGGCGTACTGGAACAGTCAAATTGCGCGGCGTTATTTCGCAAGGACTAATTCTCGACCTTCCTGAAGGAAAATGGAAGGTTGGTGACGATGTTTCCGCCGTTCTTGGAATTACAAAGTATGAGCCACCCGAACCAAAGTTTTCTGTTCGTGGAGCAAATCAAACATCTAAAAAGAAACTTAATCCTGCTTTTGATAAGTATACGGACATTGAGAACATTAAGAACTACAACGATGTTTTCAAAATTGGTGATTTGGTCGTTGTTACAGAAAAAATTCACGGAACCAATAGCAGGTTTGGAAATCTTGAAATTCAAACAAATAAAAACAATCCCATTCTTTATCGTTTACAAAAATGCTTTGAAAAAAGATTTCTTGGACGAACTCACGAGTTTGTATATGGCTCTCACAACGTCCAAATTTCCTTCCATACCAGCAGAAAGAATTTTTACTCCGAAGATGTTTGGGGCAAGGTGGTGTCTCGGTATGACCTTGCTAATCGGATTCCAAAAGATACAATTATTTATGGAGAAATTTACGGAGATGGAATTCAGGATTTGACATATGGATTGAAAGGCGATGTTGACCTTGTTGTTTTTGATGTGAAGAGAAATGGAAATTATCTTGATTTTGAAGATGCTTATACTGTCACAAAAGAATTGGGGTTATCTTTTGTTCCAATTCTCTATACGGGAGAATATTATGACGGTATTCTGGGTAAATACACAGACGGAGAGTCCTCTCTAAGCCCGAATCAAATTAAAGAGGGTTGCGTCATTAAATCTTATGTTGAAGAAAACAACCTCCGTCTTGGCAGAAAGATTCTCAAGAGCATAAATTCCGTGTATCTTACTCGCAAGAACGGCACTGAATTCAAATAAATCGCTTCTTGACAGATTCGGGTACTTGTGATAAACTTGAAGAATAGGAGAAAACCATGCTAACTTATTCAGAGAAGTTAAAACGACTGGCGGACTTGCCAGATAAAGATTTTGCCGGGCAAGTAAAATTCGTTGTTGGTGAATTAACCAAGTTGTTGGGTGAACTGATTAAACACGAATTTGTAACTAGATTTGAATTGTAATAAAATCTCACTTTTATTAAGGAGAATAAAAATGGCAAACTTTTTATACAATATTTTGATTGCGCTTCTTCTTTCTCTCGTCATTGGTTATGTTTTGTACGCCAACAAAAAGAAATAAAATGCGCCTTTTATCAACAGTCAAGGAAAATATAAAATGAAATGGTATCATCGACTATTTTTATCAGCGATAATTTGGGGATTTGCTTTTTTATTTCGTAGATTTCTTACAAATATATTTTAACTCATCTCCTCAACTAATGGACAGTTTTGGAAAAGGCAGTTTATTTGTTGCTGCTATAGCAAGCGTTGCATTTATTCTTTTTCCAAATAAATTTCCAATAGAATAAGACTTTTATGGCATCTAAATTCTATATTCAAACCTGTTCGGACGGAAGAAAGAAAAAAATAAAACGAAACAAACAGGGTAGAAAACCGTCAGGATTGGGAAAGCTGAAATCAATCAGGCTCTGGAAAGAGGACGAGGAAAAATTAATGAATCTGAGAAATATTTATGGCGAATATTGGAACGAGAATGAATTTATCCGTGATGCGGTGTCAGAAAAATTATACAATTCTGTATATACAGAATTGCTCATACACTAGTTCGGCGCTTCGTGAGGTAGCAATGTTTGATGATGACGAAATCGAAGATGAACATGATACGAATTGCCCGTCATGTGGTCATTCCCCAATTCGTTCCTGCCGTTGCAGAAATCTTGGTTGCGAAGATGGCTGGATTGATCGCTACGATGAAGACCCACTTTGGTATGACGAAGATGATCCTGAAATATGTACTGAGTGTTGGGGAACAGGCGTTGAAAGATGGTGTCCGAAATGTGGTTTTGATTTGCAGAGTGCGCGCCGAACAAAGCATGCACTGGACGAAGGGGATAAGTCCGCGCCGCAGGCATTATCTACGCCCGAAGTTTTATCCACCGAAGAAGCGGAGTCTAATCCCGCCCTTCGCCAGTAATGCAGTCCGTTAGAAGGCTTACTTGCCAGAGAAGGAGTCTAAATGTCCGACTTGACCGATCTGTTTGAACTAGCCGAAGAAGGCATATCCTATACCCGGCCATATTTCCGTGAGAAGTGGGGCTTGGATGAACGTCTTGCCGAATTGAAGAAACGCCTTCTAACTACGGCTCCAGGCGACTCAGCTTCTGCATTTCCTCCCGGAGTGTGTTTCAATTGTGGAGCGGCTGCCACACACAAAACCGATACCGGGTTATTCATTTGTGGCGAACATGCCAGTTTAGCATTGGTGGCTGGTTGGAAGATCAAACCATTGCCAGAACCGCCGAGCGCTTGAGCCTAGTCCGTTATGCCCCTTCGTGAGGAACCATGAAAGAATATCCAATTTTGTTTTCTGCTCCGATGGTAAGAGCCATTCTTGATGGCACTAAAACGCAAACGCGGCGCGTGGTAAAACCTCGTGGCGTTTCTGATGATGTTGCTCAATGGCTTCATGCTATGGCTAAAGGCGTTGATATGCCATGTCCTTATGGCAAACCTGGCGATGTGCTTTGGGTGCGAGAAACATTCGTACTTGAAAGATGGGATGATGAACCAATTTTTGTGGCTGATCGTCCAACTCAATACAATCCTGGTGATGGGTCAGAATGGAGTGAAGAATATTGGCTACGTCCGCATTACAGAGCCACAGACCCCGCGCCTGATCTATGCTATGAAGATGATGAGAACGACGACGGTGAACCAAAATGTAAATGGCGTCCATCTATTTTTATGCCACGATGGGCAAGCCGAATCACTTTAGAAATTGTGAATATCCGCGTGGAAAGAGTGCAAGATATTACCGTGCAAGATTGTAAGTCCGAAGGCGTTGGATACGATTTGAATGATATTGGCTGGCGCTATGCCTTCGGGCAGTTGTGGAATCAGATAAACGAAAGGCGTGGTTTTGGTTGGAATGACAATCCCTATGTTTGGGTAATTGAATTTCAAAGGTGGGGCATAACACAGCGTGAACCAGACGGCGGGAAGTCTGCGAAAATTTAGAGGTCTTGCGTGGCAGTGGTGTTCCCAAGCACCCGCCGCTGGTTACGCAAGCCGTTGAAACTGTCGAAAAAGTCAAAATTTGAGTAAAATCACACTGTGGTTAGATAGTCGAAGATGAAGGACTTGCACTGGTTGAAAAACCTAAAAAGGGTTTTTTTTGACAGTCTCGTTAGACGGTAAAGCCGTGATTTTATAGGAGAAAAATGATTATAAAAAGTACAAAATTTGTGGACTTGCCTGACGAAAAATATTGTGGCATTTGGTTGAATTGGGTCATGGTCATCCCCTTTGTTGTCAATGATGTTAACGACGACATGGAGATACCCGTATCGAGAGGGACAGAAACCGAAAAGAAAGTTTTTGTAAATGTTGTCAATAATTCATTCCAGTTTGAAGGAGAATAACATGTCCATACTTGCTTGGATTCTAATCGTTCTTGGAATAATTGTTTTTACCAGGGGTGGAACTGCCATAGACCACTATCGTGCTGGAGGATTTGGTTGTGTTCTTTCTGTTGTTGGATTGATGGTGACGGGGATTGGTGTGTTAATATTGGTGGTAAATAAATGACAACTCACATTATAAATCCGAACGACGATTATGCCATCAAACTCTTGAAGCAATTGTTGGCCGAATACAAAAGAAAATTAGAAAACGGAGATAGAGAAGAAAGACCGATCTATTCGATTGTAGTTGAAGATATAAAAGGAATTCTTGTAGATTTGGCGCATCACAAATAGGAGAATCTATGAAAATAGAAACATTGAAGCAATTAGAAGATGCTCGTCAAATTGTGCTAGAAATGAAATCTCAAGCGACTAACGCTTTTATAATTTCGGTTTTTGACGAGATGCTGAGAGAGTTAGAAGGTAACGATGTTGAAAATGTTGAAACCCCAGAATATCTTTCTATTTTGCGATTCGGCTACAATATTTTCCAACCGTTGCGCAGGTTTGCTCAGTGACAAAAGAAGAATTTTTCAATAAAACAGATGGGGAAATTAATCGTGCAATAGCGGGGAAACTTAGATATTATTATTTAATTAGCGTGGTTTTACCTTGCTCGTTGAGTGAACTCAAGCAGCATTATTCTGAGCATGATATTGAATTTCGCAAGTGCCACAATTGTAAACCCTTGAAATGGGATTTGATTTTTACTTTGATAGATAAGGTTAAATAAATATGTGGAAAAATATTAAGGGTTGTTTTATTCTTATTTGGTATGGAATTCTTACTCTTAGTGTCGCCTGGGGGTTTTTGTGGATGATACGAGAAAGCATTCGCATAATGACTAAATAAAACCCCGATTTCATGTACCCAAAAACCTTGACAAATAAGATGATTTGTGTTACAATCTTATCAAGATTATAAACCGATTGGTTCAAATGGAGATTAAAAATGAGCGACAATATCTATAAAAACAATGTTTATTCTCGTGGCAAACAAATGTGGCATAGCAAGGGTCGTGTCGGAATCGGAGATGAAACCGGGATGCAGGTTTATTCCCAGATGGAAAATGTTGAATTCCAGCGGCTTCCGTTTACCTTGGTGGTTGGTGACAAGGAATTAAAGAATAACGTTTTTGGTATTGTGCGATTAGAAGGTAAGAATATTAAATTAATTGGAACAACTAAAGACCGCTATGTTCTTCGTCAACCGTTTGAGTATATTGAAAAGTTTGATTCCGTGATTCAAAAACCGGCGGAGACAATTGGTTTTCTTGGCTCTAACGCAGACAAACTTTTTATTACATGGACTCTCCCAGAAATCGATGTGCATGGCGACCCGATTGAAATGTACGGATTGCTTTCATTCGGATTTGATGGCAAATATGGTAACCATCTCTTTGTGACATCTGTTCGTACAATTTGCCAGAATACTCATAACCTAGCCGTCGCAGACGCAGCAGAAACTGAAAATCATGGACGTGGCAGGAACAGCAATAATGCCGTTGTTACAACCAAACATAATCAAAAAGACCATTTAGATGTTTTGGGATATTGGATGAAATATGTGGATGGCGAATCTGAACGTCAAGTTCAATTGTTAAAATCTTTATTTTGTAAGATGGAAGAAAAGCCGCTTTCTCTGGATGAAGCGTATGGATTTTTCTCAAAGGTTTATCCTTACCCCGATAATGCTCGCACATTTATTCCACCAGAACTTGTGAAAAAAGAAACAGAGCATTATGATGCCGATAAGATTAACGCCGACGAACATCGCGATATTCTGATGAGTCTTTTTGGTGGAGAAGGAATTGCTATTAATAAGACGGTGTTTGGGGCATATAACTGTGTAACCGAATTCCAGAACCATCGCGTTATGGCAAAGAAAAACGACGGAACGGATAGTATTCTGATTGGTGGCCGGTCTAAAGTTATGAGCGACGCTTTCTCTATTGCTAGAGATTACGTTTCGGTAAAATAACAATTATTTACAAACACCCGCCTCTCAATCGGGGGAGGCGGGAAAGGACAAAAATGGAAGATAAAAGTTTTCGACTTGAGTGCAACGGATTTGATGAAGATTTGAAATTTAGTTATTAGGATGACGGCATGGTTATTATTTCTCATAACGTCCCATCTTTTTATGCTTATCAACAGCCAATTAGGAAATATTTTAAGCGCATGTTTGAAATGATTTGGTGCGCCATTACCGGGAAAGAGTTTAGTTTTTTTGAAGTTGTCATCGACACCGATAAACTTGCGAAATTTAAGAAGTTTGTCGCGAGTCTATAAAACTGATAATTTATTGGAGCAAAAATGAATAAAATTTCTCCAAAATGGAAACCGGTTGCGAAAGGCTGGCTTGGTAACAGCAACGGGAAACATTGTCATTGGTGTACTCATATGATAAGTGAAGACGGCGAAGTTGTCTGTACTAACATCAAGAGTAAGTTTTGTGATGGAGATAGAATAAGAACTTGGGATGGTTTAGGTTGCGCTAAAGAATGTGGATTTTTTAAACTAAACGAGTGGTACACAAAAGACGAAAATTATGATGCGGTTTTTGGTAAATAAAAGGATATTCTTATGGAAAAAGACTGCTCGGTTAGACACAACTGTTCTATCGTTGAAATAAACGGTATTTTATCTGGCGTGGGCGGAACAAACAGAAAAATATATGAGGTGCTTCACTCTTTTAGCCACGAGATGCTACACGTTATTTCTTTGGCCAAAGCATTTAGGGCGGCGAGATTACTGAATTTAGAATGGTCTATGCAAGAAATTCAAGAAGTGTTTTTCCCTACGGATTATGACAGTTAATAAAAGAGTAAATTTATGAATAAGATATACGTTTTTTGTTGTGTTTGCGGAAAGAAATATGAAGCAAAGATTCCTAAGGGCGGGGATGGTGGTTTGCTTGTTCCTCGTAAACACAAAATAGTAATCTCCACAAACAGTGTCGCTATGAACGGTACACCTATTTATAAAAAAGAAACGCGTTCTGGAAGTTGGCGAGAAGGATTTGATTTTTAATAAATGTGTCGTTTTATTAGGAGATAAGAATGTTCAAATTTATTCGAAACATAGATTATAAAAGAGATTTAGAGAATAAGATTTTTATGGTAGAAACAGCCATAAACAGGCAAAAGGAAAGACTGTCTTCTTGCTTGGACGGGATGCTTGTTAAAGAAGAACAGGGAATTTTGATTGGTCTTTCTGAGGCTCTTTATTATCTGAAAATGGGTGCATAAAAGCGCCACTTTGGGAAATAAAAAAATGAAAAATATACATAAAGATGTAAAATAAGAGTTAATGTTAAGTTGCCCCTTGACAGTCGTCTTGTGTTATGGTATAATCAGCGCAAGATAGAAAACAAGGAGAAACGAAATGTTCAAAGATTTGCGAGAATACATTGCTAACCTAGAGATTGATAAATCTGAACCGACCATTCGGTCTTATGTCGCTGCGCTGGACAGATTTGTTAAATTCTTTTCTTTGGACAGTTCCGATGCCCTCAACGCTTTGACATCTGACGATATTCGGCGCTATCAAAAAGATTTGCGCGAAACACTTGCCGCTAGTTCTGTGAACTCTCATTATCGGATTATCAAAGCATTCGTAGGCTGGTTACTTGAAAACGACAAGATTATTCGTAATCCACTCAAAGGAGTTCATTTCCTTGATGAGGGCGAAAAGAATGTTGCTGTGTTTTTTACCATTGAAGAACGTGATGCCATGTTAAATACGTGCCATAATCCTAATAAGAAACTCTTGCTTGCAGTTCTATTTTATCAGGGACTTCGTAGAGAAGAAGCAGTTAATGTTATGGTCTCGGATTTTGACGCAGAACATGCAACGTTGGTCATTCATGGAAAACGTGGAAAGCAGGTTAAACAAGACCTAAACCCCTACGTCGTTCGTTTGTTCCGCGAATATATGAAGGAGCGCAAAAGTGATAGCGAATATTTGTTCTGTACTCGCAAGAAAGGGTTTGGAACTGCTGAAGGCTGGCATCCGATTACCGGAGAATCTGTTTTGCAAATGGTTAGGGCGGCGGCGTTGCGAGCTGGAATATCTTCAGAGAAAGTTGCCCAAGCTGGAGCACACACTACGCGTCGTTCTTGTGCTTGCCACTTAGCTCTTTTGGGATTGAATGATTTCACAATTCAATCTCATATGCGCCACGAGAAAATAACCACCACGCAGTTATATATTGAGCCAGCCAGAAAGTTGTTGTCGGCCAAAGCCGCTCTTGCCTTACCTGAGCCAAAAGGATTCTAATGAAGAAAAAATCAATAATTGAGAGATTTTGGGAAAAAGTAAATATCCTCGATGAAGATGATTGCTGGGATTGGATGGCGTCATTGAGAAATAAGTGGGGATATGGGGGATTTAATGTTGGAATAGATTCCGGAAAACGGAATAATCTGGTTGTAGCCAGTCGATTCGCCTATATCTTATCGAGTGGCAACGATGTTTCAGAAGGAAAAATTGTTTGTCATACTTGTGACAATCCCCTTTGTTGTAATCCAAATCACTTATATTTGGGAACAGATGAAAAAAATACGTTAGATAAGGTAGAACGCGGTAGAAGTATGAGGGGGATAGGTTATAAAAAAAATAATACAAGCAGTAAATATGTTGGAGTACATCTTTATGCCCGCAAGTGGGTGGCGAGCATAACTGTCAATATGAAAAAGATGTATCTTGGAAGATTTTTGGTTGAGGAAGACGCCGCCATAGCATATAATTTAGGGGCATTGCATTATTTTGGGTCAAACGCCAAATTAAATAGTGTGGAGATGAAAATATGAACGGTAAAGACACTGATTTTACCGAATGGACTGAACATACTTTTGATGATTGGCAAAAAGAATGGGAAACCGCTCATCCGATTTTGCATAAAATTGACCTTTTATTCAAAGAGAAAAGTCTCTGTGGATACAGGGCGAGCCACACAATAACTCATCCTTGGATTTTTCTTCAAGAAGGATGGAGACAGATTCGTTGGGCTTGGCAACGCGTTTTTACTGGGTATGATGAACGCGTTATCTGGTCTATTGACTTGTATCTTGCAAAAATGCTCCCTAAATGGATGAGAAAACTCAAGCGAGAAAAAGCAGGTGTTCCAATGATGGCCTTCTACAAAGAAGATTTGCGAGACCCATCCGGGAATATTCCTGATAGCGCTGTAGAATTGGCAAGAATGTGTTACGATGATGTATTAGAAGAAATCGCTGTTGGATTTGACACATATAAAGAAAATAAAGATTCTGAAAACGCCGAGTTTATAAAAGCGTTTGAACTTTTTAGGACGTGGTTTGGAACATTTTGGGATTAGGAGAAAATATGAGAAACACAAATAGTAATGGAACTCTGGACGCCTATAATGTTCGCGGAGATGAGGTAAAACCGCTTGACCATTACGGCTATAAAATTATAGCGGTTGTTCAATCCGAACATTTTTGGGCAGCGTATATGGGATTTACTGACTGGGATGATTATCGAGTTGCCGCGGAAGGCGATAAACTTCCCTATGAAACCGCCAAAAGGTTGTTCTCAACCATTGACGCGGTTATTCCTAACTATAACCACTAGATAAAAGGGATATTTCATTATGAAAATCAAAGTTATTAAATCCGCAAGTCCCAAATATTGGTATGCTGATAAGATTGGACAAACATTTAACGCCTGTCTCGCAAGCCATTATGGGCCAGAAGATGTTTCCCTGTGGGTTCTTTCCGACGATATCACCAAAACCTTTGTGGTTGAAGATGTTGAAATAGTTCTTACACCCCCATATTTATATTGTTCTGATAATGTCGAATAAAAGAGGCGTTTTATGAAGAAATGGTTGGGAGAATAAGTATGGAAAAACTGGATAATCTTGTATTCGTAATAACCGGAACGCTGAAAGGATTTAGTCGCAATGAGGTAATCGCCTTGATAGAACGAGGTGGAGGCAGAGTAACAGGCTCAGTTAGCAAGAACACCGGTTATCTTGTGCTTGGCGACGAACCCGGTTCAAAACTTCAAAAAGCACAAGAACTCGGAGTAAAAATTATTAATGTTGAAGAACTTGTAAAGATGTGTCAGTAAAAAAACATGAAAAATATTCGGCGCGTAAAAAGTAACCAAGAACTTGTGGGATACAAAATCGTTGCTGTTACATCACAGGGGGTTTCATCGGTTTGGCGAAACGACGGAAAACGAATTATAAATGGGATAATGATGGCCGATAAACCTCCAACAAAGAGAAACACAAGCGGAATATATTTTTCGAATGATTTGTTCGCCACAGACTTTGCGGAAGCGTGTTACGAAGCAAAACACCTGGTAAACTTGGGAATAATTTCTGGAGCAAGAGTAGTTGAGGTTGTGGCTATTCCGCCAGTTTATATTTACGACAATGACGTTTGTCGTTCTGCTGGTGTAAAAATAATAAAACATCTTTTTAACTTAAATACTTTTAGGCCACGTCGAAAAAACGAGAATCTAGTATGAGAACAGGAAAACTTATGTGTGTTATCACGAAATTGCAAGATGCTTGTTCACAAGTTCGAGTTGTTCCATTTGAGTCGTTTTATCCATCATTAATACATCAATGGGAAAGAGAAGCTCACGAACGAGTTGAATTAAAAAACTATATCATTATTCCCAAGTTTATGGAATCTCAAAAGGAGAAAGCATGAGTCAAGAGTTTGATGGAAGTGAATCTGCTTGGGAGGCGGGCTGGGGAGGATATTTTGAGCCTCCAAGATATTGGTATGATGAAAATTATATCTGCTTGCAATTCGACCATTATATGGGGCGATCTATCAGCTATCTTGTTGGAAAACAACTAACTCAGGAAGATATAATGAAATTTAATTTAGACCCTGTGCTAGAGGGTAAAATTGTGGATACAATAGGGTATCCTGGAGGAAATATCGGCCCTCCTCTGGGATATAAAGAATATGCAAAAGAACACGGACTCAACGATGATGATAACAATGTTATTCGATGGGCGGAAAGACAATCTGTTCCAGAGCGATTGGTTGGCGGGTTTTTTTGTGTTGTTACTGTCATTCTGCTTTTTCTTATTATGACGGGCTTTTTTCTCTTTCTTCAAAAAATTATTTAGTTGCATTAAAGGATGAAGCATGTTTTCAGTGGAGAGCCGATCTTTGCGACATCGATATTCTCACGGAAAAAAACTTGACTTGACATTTCTTTTATTTTGTGATATAATGAAAGAAAACGGAGATTGTGAAATGGAAACAACCTATACGGCTGAACAAATCACCGAAATGTGGGATACTTGGGTAAATTTTAATGGATTTACCGGAGAAACCTGTGGTCACTGTAAAAAACAGCCAATGTGTTTGCTTTTGGCCCCGGTTGGTTCTGTGATTGTGGAGAATACAATATTCAATCGTTTAACTATTCTAACATCTGTCACGAATTTCCAGATATGGGAACGCCGAAAGATGTGATTTTTGAGGGCGCGAAAAATTCAGAAAAAGTTAAGAAATTATTTTCAGGCTATACCGAACCAATAAAATCGTGATTTTATATACAAAAAAAGGATGAAGAAAAAATGGAAGAAAGTAATCATAACTATAGTTATAGTGGTTCTTGGCAATCGGTAGTTCCAACAATCACAACTTGGACTACCGCCAAGCCCAGAAAGAATCCGGATGTTCCTGAAGAAATCCATGTTACTGGAAAAACGCTGGTTGTAAAATGGTCTGACGGAACAGCAAATAAGGTTACTTGCGATACTCAAGATAACTTTTCGCCAGAAATCGGGTTCGCGATGGCTTACACCCAACATAAATTTGGCGGTAAAAGCGAGTTTAAGGAAAAGTGGTGGAAGATTATTTCTCGTAGAATTAAGTATCACGAGAACAAGAAACCCGTTTCTCCGAGTTATCCAGCCGTTGAACAAGCGGCGAAAAACATGGTTAGATTCTCCAAGGCCATCAAGAATTTGAAAGAACTAGGCGCGATTGAATGAAAGGATGATTTTATGAGAACTCTTATGGGATTATTGTCCTGGGGTCACATTGCTCCAAAAATAGAGGTTGGACAAATCTGGATAGATGATGATTGTGTTGGAAATCCTTTTGAAACAAAGGGACATAATAAAATTTTAGATGTAAAGGATGGATGGGTGAAGTATTTGAATCTAGGGCATGGGATTGAGGGAACAATGAAAATCAATCAATTTAGATTTATAACAACCCTGGCTAAATAAAATTCAACATTTATGTAAGAGGAGATGAAACATGGATACAACTATCAAATCGGCGCTCAAAATAATCTCCACTCCAACCATTCTGGATTGGAGAAAAGCATATTGGATTAGTGTTGTTACTGATGAAATTTCCGCCCTGAAGGTTGGTGGACTTTTTGGTCGGGCAAAGCAACTAGAATTGGATTTAAATTTTGCTCTTGGAAGAAAATAAGCATGGTGTCTCATCCCGCCAAATACTCGGATGTTCTTCTTCCTGTTTTTGTAGAAATGTTGAAAGATTCCAAGCACTGTTTAGACCCTTTTGCCGGAACAGGAAAAATATTTCAACTTAACGAAAACCTTCCCGATTTACATATTGATGCTGTTGAAATAGAACCAGAGTGGGCAAATTTAGATAAAAGAATCACACTAGGAAACGCTCTATCTTTAGGATGGCCGGATAATTATTTCGATTCTATTTGTACATCCCCATCTTATGGAAACGCGATGGCCGGAAAAGTATCTAAGGATATAGACAAGGGTAGGTGGAAGAGAATTAAATACGCCGATAGTTTGCACCGAAATCTATCAACAGAAAATTCAGCCAATTTTATGTGGGGAGAAAAATATAGAAAATTTCATGGTTTGGCTTGGAAAGAAGCAAAAAGAGTTTTGATACCTAGCGGAATTTTTGTATTGAATATAAAAAATCATATTCGAAAAGGCGTTGAGCAATGTGTTACTGAGTGGCACATAAAAACTCTTGAAGAATTAGGATTTATTCTTTTAGAACATAAAAAAATTCCTGTTCCTTCTATGAAATTTGGAAAGTATTCCGACAGAAGAGTCGAGTGTGAAAGCGTTATAAAATTTGTTTTAGCACAAACCAGATAAAATGAACCTTTTATGGAGAGAAAATGAATCTTTGTTCCTACGACATTGAACTTTACGATGACCTTGATGCAGAAAATCCTGATTTGAGTAAAATTCGTCCATCTGTTGCGGCTATTTGCACAAATGAAAACGATGTAGAATTTTTTTATGATGAACCATTAATGGCAAAAGAAACCGCCAAGAAACTTGTTTTAGCAATGATGGATAAATATCAGGCGGGATTTATTCCGTTTGGATGGAATACTTGTTCATTTGATTTTTGCTTGTTGGGGCATTATTCCGGAATGCCTGAAGAATGCGGAGAACTAGCTTTAAATGGGATTGACGCTATGTTGATGGTTACATTTAATAAAGGCTATTTTCTTGGGCTAGACGCCGCATTAATGGGAGCAGGATTGGAAACCAAGTTGCATTCGGTTAAATTAAAAGATGGAAGTGTTTTGGAACAAATGTCTGGAAAACTCGCGCCCGATCTTTGGCGGAGAGGTGAGTATCAGGCAGTAATGGATTACCTTAAAATGGATGTGATTCAACCATTGAAATTGGCTTCAGTAATTGAAACAAAGAGAGGAATTGGCTGGACGAGCAAAACAGGAAAGAATATGTTTTGTTCTCAACCAATAACCCCAGTGAAAATGTTGTTTAGTATTCCTGTGCCAAACACGAGTTGGATGGCGGTTCCTATGAAACCACGAGTGGATTTTGTTTCGTGGATTCCATTGAATGTTCTAAGAAAAAACGGGTTGGAGAATGTTGTTTTAGACCAAGATTATGACCAAGACTTTACATATTCGGAATAGATTTACCCTTGACAAAACGGTAAAAGTATGATAGACTTATTTCAATGTTCAAGGGACATTGACCGACTTGTCACATAGACCAACTCACGATGGGCACGCCTGTCGGAGGGACGCAAAGCGACCCATAGAGAAAAGCGTAGATGACTAAAACGATGCCGGATACAGCAGCCTGGTTCAACTGAGGAGAATCATAATCTTCGTATCGTGGGTTCGAATCCCACTCCGGCTATATGCTCCTTTAGCTTAGAGGTAAAAGCACTCGGCTTACATCCGAGAGACCGATGGCTCGAACCCATCAAGGCGCACTTGCAACAATCTCATAGGGAAGTGGTCTAGTCTGGTCTATGGCTCCCGCTCTGGACGCGGGAAATCGGAGGTTCAAATCCTCTCTTCCCTACCTATGCCGTCCTTAGCCTATCGGAGTGGCGACTGCCTGTGAAGCAGTATGAAGACCGGTTCGACCCCGGTAGGACTGCCCTCGGCACATATAAAGACGCGTATTTCCCTCACAAATATAATTTTGCAGAAATCCGTTTTGTGTGTCTTTCGTTTCTCCATTCGACTAGAGGTAAGTCCCTACACTTTGAATGTAGTGATCGCAGGCCCGAAACTTGCATGGAGAGCCTTGCACCTATACACAAGAGACGATGAAAAGCGTCGGCCTGTCGTAACCGATATAGGCTTGGAAGGGCAATAACCTCGTGTAGCTCGGTCTGGTTTAGAGCAATCGGCTGATATCCGATAGGACATTCGTTCAAATCGAATCGCGAGGACAGTAAGCAGCAAATTTGGTAAATTTGCTGAAAGTCGAGATAAAACTACCCATGCGACTCCTAGGAGTTTTGAGCAGAATTAATTAGATTCTCGAATCGAGGAAACCGACTGGATAACCAAAAATGGGTACGGCACACAAACGTCAAAGGCGTTACGGGGTTCGCGCGGACGCCTAAACAGATGTTGAAAGTACCTCCTGTGTGCAACTATATAAAAGTTTGATTTTATAGGACAGAGTATGCTTATTGTAACTCTTCATAATGACAGCACCGGCGATGAGCAAATCGGCAATTATAATTGTCGCGTATTTATAAATAGAACGTTGTTATATGAAGGAAGAGTCGAAGGTCATCTTCGTCACGACTGGAGAGATTTGATTATCCAATGGGCAAAACAGTTAGAAGAAGAAAAACGATTGAGACCTTGACAAGAGCAGAAGATGTGCTAAAATAATTGTATTGGGAAGGTGTCCGAGCTTGGTTTATGGAAACCGTCTAGAAAATGGTCAAGGGTAAAACCTTCAGTGGTTCAAATCCACTTCTTCCCGCTAAAAATTGAATATGGACGCAAGGCAAATATTGGTTAAGTTGCCCATGCCTGTAGAGCATGAGTCTGCCAGACAGAGTGGGGGTTCAATTCCCTCGGCGTCCACTGGTTAGTAGCACAATGGCAATGCAGGATGCTCATAACGTCTTGATTGAGAGTCCGAATCTCTCCTAACCAATGCTGGCTTCTTGGTATATGGGTATCACGTCGCTCTGTCGAAGCGAAAAAGCGAGTCCAAGTCTCGCAGAGGCCGCCTTTGCCCTCTCGGTCTAAATGGATTATAGACGCATCCCTTTCAAGGATGAGGGTGAGAATTCGAGTTTCTCAGAGGGCACACGCTTAACCGCGGGGAGACTGTTTGTTGATTTCATAGAACTCTGGTGGTAATCATAGAAATCAGAAAATGCTTTTCTCGTCTAGTGGTAGGACTTCCGGTTCTCAGCCGGAGAAGAAGGGGTCAGTACCCTTGAAAAGCACATGAATTAGGAGTTTCATTGACCACTTCATCCGATGGTGAATTATCTCTGCAAAAGATATAGGAAGAGTTTAACTCTCTTAGTGGCCTTATGGAGTGCTGGCGTAATGGTATCGCAGAAGATCGCTAATCTTTCCAGCCGAAAGGTTGTCCGCGTTCAAGTCGCGGGCGCTCCGCTGTTTTACGGGGATGTAGTTCAATGGCAGAACGGTTAGCTGTTAACTAACGAACGAGAGTCCGATTCTTTCCATCCTCGCCTTTGCGGTGATAGTTTAGTGGTAAAACGCCATCCTTCCAAGTTGGACTCCCGATTTCGATTATCGGCCACCGCTCTCAATGCCATTATCGTATAAAGGTATTACTTCTGTCTGAAAAGCAGAATATGATGAGTCGAGCCATCTGATGGCACTATGCGAGTATAGCTCAATTGAATAGAGCAGGAAGCCACGAACTTCAAGGTTGGAGGTTTGAGTCCTCTTATTCGCTCTTTGCCGGTGAAGCATAAGTGAAATATGCGCCGACTCGGTAGGTCGGAGACAGGAAGTTTAAATCTTCTCGCTGGCTCTTTGCATCCAAAGCCTATATGGTGAGGCACTTGCATCGTAAGCATGATAAGCGGATTCGAGTTCTGCTGGATGCTCTTGACAAAACTGTTATCTTGTGTTATACTATAACCACAATTGAAAACGTGATGAAACTGGCAACCATGCTAGGCCAAGAACCTAGTGGGATAAAACCCTTGGGAGTTCAACTCTCCCCGTTTTCACTGCAAAGAGAGTGGCTTTGTTGAGCCAACAACAACTCTCCCGAAAGGTCAAACTCTAATAAATGAAATGACCTGATGCAAATGAGCGACAGTCGGAAAGACGACAAAAGCCCTTGTAGCTCAGTGGTCGAGCTTCTGACTTTTAATCAGAAAACGGGAGTCCGATTCTCCACGGGGGCATATTTGATGTACAGAATAATACGATTTTCGTAATGTTTTGTACATAAAACATAACTTTTATTAAACGCCTCCATAACACAAACGGATAGTGTAATCGGTTCTTACCCGATAAGTGGGGAATCATACTCCTCTGGTGGCATAACCCATTTGTAGCCGAATGGCATAGGCAACCGCCTTAGAAGCGGAAATATGGAGGTTCGAATCCTCCCAAATGGACTGACCTCGATTGGCGGAAAGCAGACGCGCTTGGCTCAAGACTAAGTGCCCGAAAGGGCGTGAAGAGTCGAATCTTCATCGAGGACTATGGCAGGATGGTGGAATGTTTACACACTACGCTTAAGACGTAGCGTCTTCGGACATGCAGGTTCAAGTCCTGTTCCTGCCACAAATTTAAATTATTTTTAATAAAAGCGAGGTTTTATTAAGGTTCTCATAGTTCAATGGACAGAACATTCGTTTCCTAAACGAACAGTAGCAGTCCGAGTCTGCTTGGGAACTTTTTATTCAACTTGACAGGTTGGCGATACTGTGGTATACTGTTTTATATGCCCGCATCGTCCAATGGATCAGGATACAAACCTTCTAAGTTTAAGACCTCAGTTCGAGTCTGAGTGTGGGCGCAGATTTCATATCTACAATAAAATGGAGAATTTATAATGGGATATCGTTACTTTCTCGAAATAACTTGTCCAACCTGCGGGTTTCACGATGACGATGTATACTATGCCCCAACCTGCGGATTTACAATGTGGAAATGCGAAAACTGTGGCCGCGTTGTCGATCTTGAAAAATACACGGACATATCCGCAGAAGAAGCATCCAACGCAAAAGAAATTAATAAACTGTTGGATGGATTTTTATTTGGGAAAACGTAAAGATGTTTATCTGGATTAAAAAACTCTTCGTTCCTCACGGATGTTACTGTTACAAAGCAGTGAAATTAATCAAATATATTGCGAAGAGTGGGAATTAGATAGATTAGAGATTGCTTGTATAAAAATGTTTCATTCTCATGTGTCTGAGGGTGGTTATAATATTACTTGGGGAGGAAATGCCCCTATGATGGGGAGAAAACACACCGAAGAATGGAAGAAAGAAGCAAGCGCAAGAATGAGTGGAGAAAAAAATTGGAATTATGGAAAATTTGGAAAAGAAAATCCACTTTATGGACGAAAGCGCACCGAAGAAGAAAAAACAAAAATGAGAGAAGGTATAGCTAAAAACAACAATCCAAATAGAAAAAGATTTGGAAAAGAAAATCCATTTTTTGGAAAGCATCATTCCAAAGAAACAATAAAATTATTGGCAGTTAATTTTGGAAAAAAATTAAAAGGGGCGACATCTAAATATTATGGTGTTTCTATACACAATGTCTATGCTAATAATAAACATTATGTATATTGGAGATGCTATGTTGGGACAAAAATACTGGGACAATATAAAACTGAGATTGAAGCGGCTCTTGCATATGACAAATATGTAATAGAAAATAAAATTGACCGCCCATTAAATTTTCCAAAGGAGGATGAACAACGGCAATAACAAAATATTTCATACAGCAAATAAAAATAAAAATTCTAAACTACGGATAGAAAATAAAAAAGGAGATTTAAAATAATGGCTTTACAAATTAAAAAGGCTGTTCGTGAATTAGTATTTACGAAGGTCGCACTCATGGGCGCAAGCGGTTCAGGTAAAACATATAGTGCTCTACGTCTTGCAAAAGGCATGACAGAAGAACTTGAAAAGGTTCTTGGAAAAGAAATTAAAACCCTGATGGTCAACACAGAAAAATCTCGTGGACTTTACTATGCAAATGAATTTGCATATGATATTGCGGCTATTGATGCTCCCCACGAACCAGAAAAATATGCAAGCGCAATTGCTGATGCCGTTGAACTTGGATATGATATTTTAATCATGGATAGCACTTCCCCCGAATGGGAAGGTTCTGGTGGTTGCTTAGCTTTACAACAATTAGCGGGAGGAAGATATCAAGATTGGGGAAAAGTTACACCTCGCCACGACAAATTCCTTTTGGCGATAGCGGAAAGTCCCATTCATATTATTGCAACCATGCGTGGCAAAGACCAATATGAAATGGAAAATACCGACGGAAAGGTTACTGTTACTAAACTTGGTGTTGGTGCGAAACAACGTGAAGGATTTGAGTATGAATTCACAACCACATTTCTCGTAGACCAAAAAGATAATTTCGCCACCACTCAAAAGGACAACACTCATTTATTTGAGAAAAAAGGTCGTATGCTTTTAACCGAGAAGAACGGTATTGAAATTATTAAGTGGGCAAATAGTGGAGAGGGATATACGCCAAAGGTTTTCTTGGAATCTCAACTTCCAGACAATGTTCTCAATGCAACTAAAGCCAGCATTATTGCCAAGGTCAAAGAATTAGGTGGTGGCAAAAATAAAGAACTGGTAAAACTTTTTGAAAACGCCGCAATTACAATGGACGGTAAAGGTGTAAAGAGTATCACTGATGTAAATGTGGCGGTTGAATTTTTAAAGAAAATTGATACTTTGAAAGTTGTGGAGGAATAATATGGCACTAAATATTGTTGATGGACAGCGTGTAACTGTATGGAAGATAGAAGATAAGGGCAACTATGGCTTGGTACAATTTTCTTCTAGTCGTAAAGACAAGAGAATTGAAGACTCCAAGAAACAATGGGTGAACTCATCTTGGTCATTTGTTCGCTTTGTTGGTAAAGCGCATAAGAAATTAGGCGAACTTAGCCGAGGGACTAGAATTGAACTACATGGAGCCACCATTGCTCTGGAACCCTATGAAAAAGATGGGGAAACTATTTATCCAAAGACTCCGGGACTTGTGGTATTTGACTTTAGCGTATTGAGCCAAAGTGAAGGCGGTGGTTCTGCTGGTTTTGATAAACCCCCCGTAGTCACTGAAGACGATTCTGATTTGATACCGTTTTAAGTAATATATAAAAGAAGTATTTTATTGGATTGAAGGCGAGAGAGGCAAAATTGTTTCTCTCGCCTCTAAATAAGATAGGAGTTTACCTTGCTTATTCCAAAAGAATTGGTTGATGAGGCCAAAGAGAAACTCGGAAATGATGCGGCAAAAACTATTGCCCATGACCTACAACTAAAAGAATTTGATAATGTTAATTTAAAATCTATTTGCGCGTGGCATGACGAAGAAACTGGTTCTCTTATCTGGAACGAAAAAAGCTTGTGCTTTCACTGCTTTGGTTGCGGTATCAACTACGGTATAATCGACCATTATATTTCGTTTTATAAATTAACTTATCTTCAAGCAGTTGAAATGTTATTTAATGAAACAGGAATCTCTTTTCTTTTTGGAGAAAAGGGTGTAAAAACAGATAGAGATTACAAGTACCCCCATCCCGAAGATTGTGGTCATAGAGAAAAGGTTGAAGAATATTTAGGATTCAGAAAACTTTCACCTGCAACATTAGATTATGCAGATGTTAAACAAGATGAACACGGAAACATTGTGTTTCATTATTATGATACCAACGATGTTCTTACTGCGGTAAAATATCGCCCGTCTCATAAAGTAGATAAGCACGATAAGATGCCAAAATATTGGGCGCAAAAGGATGCCGACAACTCTGCTGGAACATTGTTCCTAATGAATAAGACCGACCCATCTAAGCCCCTTGTAATTACGGAAGGGGAACTGGATTCGCTTTCTGTGATTGAATCGGGATGGCAGAATGTTATTTCTATTCCGTATGGGGCGGGGAAAAACAAGGATGATTGGATTGAAAAGAACTTTGATTTTCTGGAAACTTTTTCTAAAATAATTATATTTTTTGATAACGATTTACCCGGCATACAATCGCGCAAGGATGCGTGTGCTCGCATAGGAACATGGAAATGTGATTTTGTAAATCTTCCCCATAAAGTTAAAAAAGGAGATGGTACAGAAGTTGCAATAAAGGATGCAAATGAAGTTTTATTTTTCTTAGGGAAAAAGGCAGTTTTAGATTTCATTTTAAGCGCAGAAGAAGTTCCTGTTCCTAATGTTACAGACCTTGCCGATGCGGATGATTTTGATATTGAAACTGCTCCGGGATTGGTTACAAATCTTAAACAAATTGATAATATTGTCTATAAATTTTTATATGGTAGTTTAGTTATCCTTACTGGAAAACGCGGCGGAGGAAAATCTGTTTTCCTTAATCACGCGTTTATTTGCTCGGCTTTGGAGCAAGGAGAAAATGTCTACCTTTATAGTGGGGAACTAAGTACGTCGGTATTAAAAAACTGGATAGAATGCCCTTTAATATCTAGAGAAAATATTACTATGAAAAATGATTTTGTCAGAAAATTTGACCCTGTAGCAAAACAACAGATGCGAGATTGGTATCGCGGCAGAGTTTGGGCATATGATGATATGAACAATGATGTTGATGCCATTATTAATAGGGGAATTAATATAAGTAGAAAATACTCTGCAAAAGTTTGGATTATAGATAACATGATGTCGTTGGATTTAAAAGTTACTGGTGACAATAATCAGTGGATTAAACAAAAAGAACTTATTGTTCATCTACTTACAATAGCTCTTACATACAACATATTGATTGTTCTTGTCGCACACTCAAGAAAACTGG